GCCAAACCTCCAACTGCCAAATCAGCCAATGCAATCATTACAAGGCCAATGATTCCAATGAGTGCAACTGCTGCTAACAAAAAGGGAATCATGGGAGGTTTGATTAGATACGACAATCCTACAGCCAAAAGAGCCATGGTGGCAATTGTAGGAATTAAGACAGCCATAATGCCACCAAATACAATCACTGCGTCAGGAGGCGGAATTTTTGTCAGTGTTGTGAGCATTTCCATTGAAAATTTGCTCAACTTCACCATCACATATCCTAGAACACCTATCAGCAACGCAGTCATGATCAGTTTACCTACAGAAATATCCACTTTGCTCAAAACCCAAAGTGCTCCTGCAAATGCCGCCAAAGCCAAAGCAACTGGTATCAATGACAAAGAGTCAGCGGCAAGTTTTTCCATTGGCATAATGGCGCCTAATGCTAAAATCCCTGCAGCAAAAACACCTATTGCGACAAGCAATAAGACGCCCATAAGAGTGATTTTTGCGGCAGCTTCAATAATGTCTTTTGTCTTGATGTCAGCAATTTTCTTGAAGAAATTTTTTGATTCCTCTGCAGACGCAGCAGGACCTTGCATGGCTCCGCCTGCAGTACCCTGGGCTTCTTTCATTGCTTTTGTATTTTCTTTTATCGCATCAACCATCGCATCTTGTCCAGGTCCTGCAATTGCCTTTTGAATCTTTTCCTTAATGATCATTGCACCAAGGCCAACAACCATGTTGAGAGCGAATTTTGCAGCCCAAAACATGGCCAATCCAATTGCTACTTTTTCAAGATACGGTTTCAACTTTTCAAAAACGACTTCCAGCAATGCCATGAAAGCATCAGCAACTGCGGGACCTAACTCCTTCAGCGCTTCAATAATTGGACCGAAGAAATTCGCAGCAAAACCTGTTGCGGCTCCTACTGCATCCGCAGCTTTGCCAGGATTTTTTATGAAGTCAGCTATGTTTTTTAGTCCATCGACAAGCATCATCAGCAATTTCTTCATCAATTCACCTAGCAGCTTACCTGCCACGGAAGTGAATTTTTCGAATCCTTCGGCGATCATGCTAAGTCCACCACCAGTTTGACTTCCAAAGATTCTATTGAAAAGTTCTTTCAATCTATCCCAAAGTCTACTGAACCCTGCCTTCGGATCATTTTGAATGTCTTTGAAGAAGTCACCAAAAATCTTCAGTGCCTCTATTCTGAACTTTTTGAACATGTTTGGATCAAAAAGTTTTTTGAAACCCTGCGCCATTTTGGTGAATCCTGGAAACAGATCAACGAACATTTTACCAAGAGATTTTCCAAAATTGTACACTTCTCGGAAGGCATGCTGCAATGTTCTCATTATCGATCTGAAATTTTCAGATTGTTTTGCTCCTGCTATAAACCCATCGATTAATGATCCGGTGAAACTGCTCAGTCCACCACCGGAAGTTACGATTCTTTCAATGGATTTTGCAAGTTCTTTCATTGCAGCGGCTTGATCTTTTGCAGATTTTGTTGCTGCTGCTGCGGCTTTTTCAGACTCAGTCAACTGCTTTTTCTTGTTACCTTCACCAAGTGCAGCTTCCAATGCAGCTCCTGACAATCCAGTTGTTTGCTCAACCAACTTTCTTTCTGCTTGAGACAGCTGATTCATGTCTTTGCCTGCAGCCTTGAAGGACTGGCGTAACATTTCGAATCTCTTTGTAGGATCTTGCTCTTTGATCATCTTCATCGCATCGACTTGAACGCCAAATGCCTGAGACAGTTGTGATGCGGACTCTGCAGCGCCTTCGAATGAATCAAACTTGTCAAAAACACCTTGCAGATCTTTCACAGAAATGCCAAGCCTATGTGTGTAATCAGCAACTTTTGCCATTGCCTGAACACCACCCTTAGAAAACTGTGGAAATACCTCGATGGTTTCAACCATCGCTTTTCCAAGAGTCTTGATGTTGAAGCCTGTAGATTTTGCTAATTGTCCAGCGACGGCGTTCATTTCCTGCATCATCTTATTGGTGTCTTGTCCTGAATTCTTGAAGAACAGCATTGCCTTGCCGGCTTCTTCATTGGACAATCCTAATGCCTTGATACCATAGGTGATCTTCAGCATGTCCTTACCAATTGCGCTCATCACCTCGTTCATTTGAGAGCCGAGTGCACCTGCCATCTCTGCAGTGAATTTCAGCATCGCGGCTTGACCGTCAACACCGTAACCAAAAACTCTTGACAGTCCAAGGCCTACTTTTGCTGCTTCGGCACCTGATTTGCTCAGGTTTCTGTACATTTCTACGACTTTCGCACCAGACCCGGCCTCAAGTTTGCCGAATGACTTTCTGACATCCTCCATGGCTTGAGCTAGCGCTGTGGATCCTCCACCTGCATCGGAAGACGCTTGAGTGAATGCATCCCAAAGAGCGAAAGGAATTGCTAGAATTGATTTTCCGACATTGAAGATTGAGCCTGCCAAGCTACCGATAGGACTTAACATTCCCAGGGTTGAGGTAGTTGCGTTGGAAAGAGCATCTCCAAAGATACCTGCAACTTCACTTGCTTTCTCTAATTTTTTCTGCAATTCCTCTGATTCGTCAGATGCTCTCTTGATTTCTGCCGAGAAATTTTTCTGTGCAGCGGCAGCCTTGTCTGCCGCATCGGCAGCTGCTTTTTCAGAATTTGCAATTTCTTCTAATCTTTTTGCGGCCTTGTCCATGCCTGCTTGGCCGCCTTCTGCTGCCTCTTTTATTCCAAGAGTCAGTTTCAGCTGCTTTGACAAATGAGATTCATGCTCAGAATAGATCTTCGAGCGACCCTTGAGAATCTCGTTTATTTGAAGTTGATTTTGTAGCTGACTAGAGCCTTCGTCATTTGGCGGCATGTTGGTTCACCTGTACGCATAAGTATCTTAGTGACCAAATTTTTGAAATTCTACGTGAACCTTCTCAGATTGGCTGGCACTTGCGCTCTAGACTTTCCCATTAGAGCCCTTGCTTCAGGAGTGTTGGCATGCGCAGCCTTCGATTGTTCACCATTTGACTTTTTGAACTCTTCAACAGTCCTCTCAATGAACCAAATTCTTTGCCAAACAGGCAAATTCATGGCATCGTGAAAAGAGAAGCCCACATAGTACATCAAAGTGAAGATTTGATCAAGAAAAATTTTCTTATCATCCGGCGTCAGGCCAAAAAAACGAGGCGCCGATGGGTAGGCGCACCTCACTTTGTTCTGAACACGATGAGCAGGTCATCCAGGACTTCATCTCGATACCGGGCTCATTGTCATCCATGAACTTGCGAAGCGCTCTAGAGTCACCTGCGGGCATGTTTCTAACGAACTGGGCGATTTTTACCCTGTCTTTGACATCATCAACCGATACAACGGCATGCTGAAGCCTGATTGTGATCAAATTGTCAGTCTCTCCACCCAACTTCTTCTTTCTACGATCAATTTCCTGAGTGATGTCTGTTTCATCGACACCTGTCAAGAATCTAAACTGCACTCTCTTCTTGCTCATGGGAAGAGTGTAAGTGAAAATGTTTGCTCCAGGAACATCAGGAGTAATTTCCAGCCGCTTGATAGGAAGTTCAGCGAGGTTGAAATCCTGCTTGTTCTTTTCGCTGCAAAGTGGACAATCGACTTCACACGAATATGATGATCCGTAACCTGTGATACGAATTGCTGTCATCACTGCGTTTCTGTCACCTGTGATCATCTGATCGACATCAATTTGCTTGTCGACAATGCAAGAACGAAGAAGCTCAGAAATCACGGTTCCCTTCTTGATCAGGGCCTTAGAAGTCAAAATGTCTTCTTCCTTAGCGGTCATTGCACGAATGTCGATCGTCTCTGAGTTATGCAGAGGTGAGCCTTCAGGATAAATCAGACCTCCAGATGGAACTGGAACAGACTCAACTGGAACTTCATAACCAAAGTCGTCCTTCATAACGTTTCTTGTCATAATACCTGCAGCTGCGGCCTGCTGCTGTGTGAAAATGTCATTACCCTGGCGAAAATCTTGCATTGAGAACACTCCTTTTGCTAATGCTTGTATTTCAAATGAAAGGTTGGTAAAATCAATCTGTCAAATTTGTTCTGATTACGAGGTTGACTTAGGTTGAACTTTTCAATTTGACCAATGGTAACCTAAGAAAGATAATTTCCGTGTCGCTGATGTCAACGTGATTATCACAGATAAAACGAAAGGGCACCACCATGAGTGGCACCCTTCCGAAAAAAGACAGGCCAAAACCTTTTAGTACTGGAGCACGCAGTTGTCGAACTTCAGACCGAGTGAAATTTCAACGGCATCGTTACCGCTGTATTCCAAACCGCCACCGAAGTCCGCCTTGGTGATCATGGCGCCCTTGATGTCCCACAGTTCCACCACTGTTCCGACTGGGTCCAACATCTTGAGCTGGCAGTCACGCTTGTAAAAGTCAGCGTAACCTGCACGGCCTGATACCGACTCGAAGTGAGTGCGGACCCACTCCATCACCTGCTGGGCGCCTGACGGTGCGATGGGATCGTACAGGGTCACTGTCATTTCATCCCACTTTCCTTTACTCGAAACATAACGAACTGAGTTGATGTAAGGAATTTCGATGGACTCCAATGTCATCGATGGACGGGCCGCCGACTTCATCAGGAACGCATCAATACCTTCGATTGAAAATACCCATCTAAATTTGCGCTTCGGTTCAAACTTATTGGGTAACATATCTGTGACTGAAAGTGTCTCTGCCATTTTATTTCTCCTGTCTTGTTTCTAAGTATGAAGTACTCTCAAATTTGAACTAATCATTACACCTGGGCGCCAGCATTGGTGACCACGAAGTCCAAGGAGATGAATTCCACCGAGCGTGTGGGCTGGAGGAAGATCTTGCCACGAATCGTGTTGTTTTCCACATCCGCCTGTGTGGTGGTTGTGGTGTCAATTCTAACACTGAAGCGATCCAAACCTTGCTGAGCTTGAACTGCGGCCAAGATTGGTGTTACCTGAGCCGAGAAGTTAGCTAGTGTGGCTGCACGATTGGGTTCAAAGATGAAACGATTTGCAACCTGACGTACCTTACGACGAATATCAATCAATAGACGACGGACATTCACACGATCCAGTGCGCTTTGTGCTGCCTGCAACGTTTTCTGTCCAAAGACCACAGGATTTGCAGTGCCTGGGAATGTGGTGATTGGATTGATGTCGGCACTGTAAAGCGTGTCCAGGTTGTCCTGGTTCAGTTTCACCTGAGTTTCCAGAACTGTTCCTAGCGCGCCGCGTGTGAATCCTGCCGGAGCAAACCATGGGAATCCGATGCGATCATTCAGAGAGAATGCACCGAGCACGGCCACCGATGGTGGGCAACGAACATTGGTCTGTGTCGCAGGATCAGTGATGACGACGTCTGGGAAGTATGCCGCAGCAAAAGAAGAATCCAAGCCTCTCGCCTGCAAAGTTGCGACAGTGTTTGTGACATTGACATTCTGCAATGAGCCTGTCACAATTGAGCTGACATCATCTTTCTCTTCAACATCCATCAGATAGACTGAGTCAAAACGATTTTCAACCGCACTAATTGCGTAGTCTGTGACCGATGTATCTCTGATTCCTGGAATTGCTAGCAATTGAATGTCTGTATCTGTTTTATTAGAAAGAACATCGATAGCCTTGCGATATGCTGCGACTGTTGGTCCCGCAGTCCCACCTTGATTTGTTGAATCGCTGAACTCACGAAGCACCGCAGTGTTGCTGAGTTCGGCCTTCTCCTTATCGAAGATGTTCAATCCATCAAATCCTCCCTGCATTGGGAGCGTGAACTTCAGGTACTGCTTGGTGGGCAGGTGACCAAAGTCCTTTGCTGGATCGAGGAAACGAGAACCAATTCCAGTTGTTCCATTAGCATTTGTCAAAGTTGTCGTAGCTACACCATTTCTTCTGTACTGAGCAGCCACCCACTGAGTTGGATCTGGTCGATCTGCAGAACTGGTAATAACTTCAACTCTTTCAAGCGTGAATAGGTTGTTGTTGTACAGGTCGGAGTCAAGTACTGCTCCACCAACGTTTGCAGTTCCGGCATTGTCACCAGCCCAAGCGTTCAGCTCAGACAGGTGAAAAGTGGGGAAGTATTTTGCTAGAGAAGCTATTGAAGCATCAACCTTTTGATTTTTATTGGGCTCATTGACATCGTCAAACAGGTCAAACTGCACACCCCAAGTCAATGCAGGTTGCACATTCTGCTTTGGTGAAATACCAATAGCAAGATTGCGACGAAGAGGGAAAGGTGGTTCTTTGATAGAATTAATTTGAGCAGTTGTAATGTTGGCGCTAATTGCATCTGCGGCATTTATCAAAGATCCAGTCAGGATTGATGACGCTCCATTGAAAGTCGTACCACCTAGCACAAGGTGATATGGACCTCTAAATCCTGTTGGCAAAGCAGTTGGGTCAATTGTTCCATCTTTTAGTCCCTGTGAAAGTTCAATGTAAACATATTGTGAAACATTGGGATAGTCTCCTTCGACGACAAGCCTCTGCTTTCCAATGGGTTGATCGAAATCGTAATAAGTTCTTGTATCACCAATCACTTTTGCAATGTAACGATTAGATGTTGGATCTAAATTGATTCCACGGAAAGATTCAAGCACAACAGGCTGAATGTCGACATCATCAAATTTACGAATGACAATGTCGAATGTGCCATACTTGTTAGAAGCGTTAGTTGAAGCCTGAATGTTCTCAACAGTAATCTTGAACTCGGCTGATGAGACCTCTCCATCGGAACGCGCGTGGAACTTGAAAATATTCTGATTTTGTCCGCCGAACTTTTGTGATATTACCCATGGTGAGTAAGCTCCACCGAATCTATCTGTGAAGCTTTCAAAGTCAGGAACACCTAGAGAAGTTGTTCCATTAGAAGCAAGACCAGAAGCTCTTGTCTGAGATGAAGTTAGCAGCAAGGCAAATAGACCTCTGTCAGCAACGGCAGGACCTGCGCTTGCTGCCGACTGATTTAATCCTGTGCCCGTAATAGCAGCCAATGTTTGTGCGATGTCGTAATGTGTATAGAGGTAGTGACCTGCCTTCTCAATTTTTGTCGGATCCGTATTGAACAGATTGGCAAAATAATTTCCTGCTTGTGGATCAAACGATGCAGTGATGACATTGTTGTATTCATCACTTTTCTTCAATCCATTGATTAACATCACAAATTCTTGCTTTGCGCTTCCTGTTACAACAGAACCAATGTTAGCTCCTGCATTTCCGCTATTGGCAGCACCGTAAACATCATAAGCTGCGGTATTTGCAGCAGGTGTGTTGTTGCTTACATTTGCAACGGTCGCGGATAGGCCAAGCACAACACCAGATGCTGCCATTATCACACCACGAAGAATCGGTACAGCGTTGACACCCGTTTGAATTCCTGCCTTCGAAAAGACGTCAGACCCATTTGACTCCGACATGAATGCAGCTAAGAAATATGTTCTTCCTAGTGGGCCTCCAGCAGTTCCTGCAGGAGTTCCTGTGTAAGGATTCGCTCCCACAATTCCGTTTGACTGAACCTGTCTGTCACCTACAATAAAACCTGCATTTGTCACATCACCGTCAGATCCTCTCTTTTTGCCATCTCCTGCACCGAGAACTCTGACGTATGCGGCAGAACTCGCGTTTGCCAACCATTCTCTGACAGCCATTGGACCAAACTTTTTACCGTCTGAGTTACCAAAGTTTGCAACGTAATCCTGAAATGTACCAACTTTGATGGGCACAAATGCAGGACCACGAAGCGAGGTGCCGATCACACCTGCAGGTACACCTGTTGGACCAATTGCTGTAGGTCCAGAAAGGTCGATTTCACGGAGGCTCACTCCAGCGCTTTTGAATGTCAGTTCAGCCATTTTGTCTCCTAGGAAAAAGTTCCTTCTCTCTTAACTATTCGGTTTACAGGAATTGGACACCAGAATTTGTGATGATGAAGTCGATTGAGACAAATTCGATTGTTCTGGTTGGAACAATAACGATTCTTCCATTCAACTTATTTGCCTCTGCATCAGCAGCTGTGTTATTTGTATCATCACAAACAACCTTGAAAGACTCAATACCCTGCTGAGCCTGAATCAATGCAAGCTGTGGTGCAACACCTGCAACGAATCTTGCACGAGTTTGGGCGTTATTTGGTTCAAACAGCAGACCTTGTGCAATTCCTCCAACCACTCTCTTGACTTCAAGTAGCAATCTGCGAACATTGATACGGTCCAGTGCGGACTTAGCCTGTTGCAGAGTTTTCTGACCGAAGACCACAAATCCGCCTGCCGGGAATGTGGCGATCGGATTGATGCGTGCATCATACAGCGTATCCTTGTCACCTTGCGAGAGGCGAGTCTCGACATTGGTGACGAATCCTAATGCACCGCGGTTAAAACCTGCAGGAGCAAACCAGGGGAATGCAACCT